CTTTCTTTAACGCGAATCCAGTAATAAAAAGCGTTTTATAGCTAATACCTATATGATAGAATCTATATACACAGCAATACTTAATAAGTTTTGTGAATGTAGAGGAAGTCGATTAAACAGGCTTTAGCAGTTGCTAGTCTGCTTGTCGTCACTCCTCCTACGCGACGAAAAAAAACTAGCATTGGAAAAAGTATGAGTAGTGGTAGAGGTAGACCCCGTAAGCCTACAGCGATTAAAAAGCTCACAGGTACATTTAGAAATGACCGAGCTTACCCAGGAGAGCCGCAGCTAGGAGTCTGCTTTCCCGATAAACCTGAGTGGTTGGATTCTGACCCTTTGTCGTCTCAGCTATTTGACCAAGTTAGCAAATATATGGTCGACATGAGTGTCAGCACATCAGTCGACGGATTGGCTATTTCGATGCTTGCTGATCAAGTTGCGTTGTATTTACGTTTGCGTGGTACGTTATTAGAAGATGGTGAGATGATCGAAAGCCCTAATAGCGCGGGAGAAATGATCATGAAAGCGCACCCTGCTATTGTTCCGATGAACCAAAGTTTTGTAAACATCACGCGCCTAATGCGTGAGTATGGACTGACGGCTAGTTCACGAAGTAGTCTCGCGACAAGAGACCAGCCTTCTGACATAAACTCGTTTGAAGATTTTTTAAAAGCTAACTAGGAGCCGGATATGCATAATGTTGAGCCAAGACCCATTCAAATCATCTGGCCTATCGCATTGGTTTTAGTAACCGCCGCTATTACGTGGGGCACTGTTCGAGCCGAGTCTGAGCAGACGGCTAGAAGTGTCGCCGACAATCGCTTAGATATACGGTCAGTGACAAACAAAACTGCGGACCTAGATAAGAACGTCGCGCTTAACGAACAATCGTTAATCCAAATACGTCAAAGTGTTGCTGAGATAAAACAAGACACTAAGACTATTTTGACAATGCTTAGCTCACAGAGCGTGGAGTGAACATGGGCATCTTAAATACAATATTAGGTAGCGGTGATGTTATTACTAAAGGACTTGGATTAATTGACTCACTTCACACCAGTGATACTGAGCTTATTGAAGCTAAGACAAAAGCCAAGACTGACTTACTCACTAGCTATGCTCCATTTAAAGTAGCTCAAAGATATTTAGCATTAATTTTCGGATTTACGTTTGTAGGGTCTTATTTAATGGTGTTGGTTTTGTTCTTTATGGGTAGAGACATAGCAGCCATTCAAGAAATTATATCTGCATTTAAGATTGATTGGATTATGCTGACAATTGTCGGTTTCTATTTTGGTGGGGGTGCCTTCGAAGGCATTGCAAACAAGAAGAATAAAAAGTGACAGATGATTCTGTCTGCGAATCCGCTTGGGACTACGCTGAAAAGTGTGTTTCTGGTGAAATAAGCGTGTGCAATAACGTCATTATGGCGTGTCGTCAGGCGCTTGATATGCGGCAAAGAAAAGACATTTACTTTGACAACAGTGCAGCCGCTCGGCCAATAAAATTCGCGTCATATATAAAACACCTAAAGGGACCACTTGCCGGCAAACCTATTCTGTTTGAGCCTTGGCAAATGTTTTTAATTACGCAATGTTACGGATGGCTTCGGAACGATGGGCAGAGACTACGTCGATCTGTTTACATTGAAGTACCACGAAAGTCAGGCAAGAGTACCTTGTGCAGTGTTCTTTCGCTCTACCATTTGATGGCAGACGGAGAGAGTTCTGCTGAAGTGTATTCAGCGGCTACATCTAGAGACCAAGCTCGTATTGTCTTTGGTGATGCCCAAGCAATGGCCCGTGCTTCTGCACATTTGAGTGTACATTTAAATGTACAAAGAAACTGTATTGCATACACGAAAGCCAATAGTAAATTTGAGCCGTTATCGGCAGACGCCGGTAGTCTTGAAGGACGGTCGCCCTCATTTGCTGTGGTCGATGAATTACACGTCCATAAAACACCAGAAGTCTATGATGTGCTCAACGTAGCAAGCGGTGCGCGTAGCCAACCTTTATTGTTTGTGATTTCCACATCCGGCGTGAACCGTGAGGGCGTATGCTACCAGGTGAGGGATTATGCCTTAAAGATTTTACAAAACCACGTCGATGACGATACGTTCTTTTCGATGATCTACGGTGTTGATGAGGGCGATGATTGGCGTGACCCGAAAGTACATAAAAAAGCTAACCCAAACTATGGTGTAAGTGTTCAGCCTGATGACTTGGAGCGTCTCTGTAAACAAGCAGAGGAGTCGCCATCAGCCGAAACAAATTTTAAGACTAAGCGTTTAAATATTTGGTGTTCTACTGACAGTGCCTGGATAAGCTCACACGCGTGGGACAGTTGTACTCAAGAGCGCCCTCCTCTCAGTTATTGGAAAGGTAAGCCGTGTTATATCGGTTTGGACCTTGCATCAGTAAATGATTTTGCGTGTGTCGCGTTGTTGTTCCAAGAAAAAGGCTTTATATACCCCTATGTCCAAAGCTATTTGCCCTTGGACACTATCACAAGCAAATCAGGCGCAATGGGTGGTCGTTATAAAGAATGGATGGATTCTGGTCAGATAATCGCTACTGATGGCAGTGTGACTGACCTTAAATATATTAAAGAAATGTTGTTACAAGCCTGTGAAGATTATCACGTAAAACAGATAGCTTTTGACCCCTATGGCGCTCATGAGTTAGTCGCTGACTTACTCGACCAAGGCTTGCCAATGGTTAAATTCCCACAAAACATCATGAACATGAGTGACCCATCAAAAGAGTTTGAGAAATCTATTTTAAGTAAAACACTCGCTCATGGTAGTGATTCAGTCTTAGGCTGGATGGTTAGTAACTGCGCGGTCTGGTCAGATGTTAATGACAATATAAAAGTAAAAAAAGACGGTAATCAATCAAACAAAATCGATGGTGTTATAGCTATCATCATGGCCTTGGGCAGAATGAAAGTTCATGCAGGGCTACAACCTTCACCCTACGAATTACGCGGTATACGCACCCTATAGGAGCACAGTCTATGGTTTGGCCCTTTACGACGAAGCCTACGGCAACCAAGTCTGCTTCATACTCACTTGATTCTCCCGGCTTGATGAATATGATCATGCGCGGTGAAACGCCCAGTTTAAATGCAGTCGGACCAGAGACAGCAATGCGTCTAAGTACGGTTTATGCTTGCGTTAAAATTCTTTCGGAGACAGTAAGCACGTTACCGTGTCACTTATTTAAGCTCTCGGATGACAGAAGCAGTAAATCTCATCTCTGGAATGATGTAATGCACGCCCTTGTGCAAAAGTCCCCCAACGATTGGCAGACAGCCCAAGAGTTTTGGCAACAGCAAATGGTTAACCTGTGCCTTAGAGGTAATAGTTATAGTTATATCGTAAGAGCTGGGTCTAGTGGTCGTATTGTGGCCATAAACCCCCTCCCCGTTGACGCTGTGAGCGTAAATGTGTACGCACAAAACCGAGTTGAGTATTCGGTTGCTGTGGGTGAGAACGGTGTGACTAGATCGGAGATTTTCCAAGCCGGTGAAATACTTCATTTTAAAACGATGAGCATGGATGGCATACGTGGGGTCTCCCCTATCAGCTATCAGGGTCATTTACTGGGTGGATCAATAGAAGCTAGAGACCATGCTAATAATGTGTTTGCCAATGGTAGTACACCACGCGGCGTGTTAATGGTCGATGGAACGCTCAGTGATGAAGCCTACACCAATCTAAAAGACAGTTGGGCAAGCAGTCATGCAGGAACTCAAAACGCTAATCGAGTGGCTTTGTTAGAAGCTGGTGTTAAGTTTGAGCCAATTTCAATGTCACCGGGTGACGTGCAGCTTCTTGAGACGCGCAGAATGAGCCGAGAAGAAATTTGCGGAATATTTAGAGTGCCACCGCATATGGTTGCAGACTTATCCCGAGCGACGTTCAGTAATATCTCTGAGCAAAGTATGGACTTTTATCGTTCAGCCATTAGCCCTTATCTCAAGACTTTTGAGAGTCGTCTTAACTACTCCTTTTTAGGGGACAGTACGAGAGAGTTTAAGTTTGATGTATCTGAGCTTATACGTGGTGACTTTGCTGGTGAAGTTGATGCTTACAAAAAGCTATTAGAAATTGGTGTTATGTCACCTAACGAAGTCCGCGCTCGTCTCGATATGAACCCACGCGATGGCGGTGATGACTTTGTGTCTGACTCCAACAATTTAACTTTCGGCGATGCTGACGAAGAAGAGTCACCGACACCCGAACAACCCCAAACAGAAGAAGAAATTAGCGAGGATTATGATGAACAAGGTATTTAAACTTGAAGGTGTAAAGATTTATGACACCGAAAATGATGAAAGAAAATTTACCGGTTATGCCTCTACGTTTGGTAACTTAGACCGCGTCGGTGATGTTGTTGACTCTGGTGCTTTCCAAAAAAGCCTGGGCTTGCATAAAAGCGATGGCACTATGCCCGCTATGCTTTTGCATCACGACCTTAAACGTCCGATAGGACGCTGGACTTCAATGACTGAAGACTCTAAAGGACTATCGGTCGAAGGTATTTTGACACAAGGTGTGCAGGACGCTGACGAAGCTTATGCGCTTCTCAAGTCAGGTGCTATCGCTAGTATGTCTATTGGCTACCGGGTAAAGGATGAAACCTATGACCCCAAAACCAAGTCAAACCATTTAAAAGAGATTGAGCTACACGAAGTTAGTCTCGTTACGATTCCCGCCAACCAATCTGCAATAGTTTCGGCTGTGAAAGATGCGGACGGCGAGTTAAACATTAGAGAACTAGAAATAGTCTTGCGTGATGCAGGGTTGTCTCGAAAAGAAGCCAAGACCGTCTTAGCTGCCGGTGCAAAAGCTTTGTTGTCTGATGAAACCCCCGAGTTAGTTGAAGAAGTGAAAAGTGAGCGTGATGCTGATTTGGAAGCTCGACAACTGCGACTCAGAGCGTTGATGGACACAATCCACAACATAAAATCTTAACCCAAATAGGAAACTCTCATGTCAGAGAAAGTACTAGATGACGTTCAAGCTGAAGTCAAAGATGTTGATCTTGAGTCTGTAGAAAAGGCAGTTGAAGAACTAGCCGAGCAGAACAAGTCAGTCGTAGCTGAAAACGAATCACTTAAATCAGAAGCTGAAGTAGCTACAAAAGAAATGGCAGAAGTAAAAGCAAATCTCGAAGAGATTATGGCAAAAAATGCTGCTCCCGCAATTATCACTTCCACTAAAGAGAACGATAGAATGGAAAGCAAAGACTTATTTAAAACCTTCCTACAAGAAGGCATGGACGGCCTCCGTCAAAAAGGCACTACCCTAAACATCAGCACTAACGACGAAGGTGGATACGCTCTACCAGAAGAGTTACGTCAAGAAATTATCAAGCTTGAGAAAGAAGTATCACCTTTACGTCAGGTATGTTCAGTAGCATCTGCTGCTACTACTGATGTTAAGCAGTTGGTTGGTATCGGTGACGCAGCATCGGGATGGGTAGGTGAAACTACTGCTCGTGGCGCTACTGGCTCACCAGAGCTTGCACAACGTACTGCCACCTTCGGTGAAGTATATGCTCGACCACAGGTCTATCAGCACATGCTTGAAGATGCGTTCTTCGGTGTAGAAGATTGGTTGACCGGTGAAGTTGCTCGTCAATTTGCTGAAGCTGAAGGCGATGCTTTCCTTTCTGGCAATGGCACCAACAAGCCAGTTGGAATCTTGAATGGTCTTACGCTGAACGCGGACGGCGCTGCTAACGACACTACTGGTGTCTATGAAGTGCTTAACTCTGGAACTAACAACGCTCTGGCTGCTAACGACGCTGGTACTGTTGAGTTCTTACGCTCTGTTGTACGTTCTGTCAAAACTGGCTACCTCGGTGGCTCTAAGTGGATGATGAACCGTGCTACGCATAATGCTCTTTTGAACCTAAAAGACGGCGACAGCAATTACTACATGCAACGTGACATCAGCAACGCTGGTTCAACTAGCTTGTTCGGATATGACATCGTTATTAACGAAGATTTGGCCGACGTTGATGCAGCAGCACACTCTGCTCCAATCATGTTTGGTGATTTCTCTCGTGCATTCCAGATTGTTGATCGAGTCGGTATTTCTATGCTACGTGACCCATACACTACTCCTGGTTCAGTTATGTTCTACACCCGTAAGCGTGTAGGTTCTATGGTGCTTGACGCCTCTGCATTGAAAATTGTTGGCGTTACTCACGCTTAATTAATACAGGTATTAACTGCCTTACTTTACAAAGGAGATCACTATGTCAGACCCAGTAACCTTAGCTGAAACGAGACTACATTTGCGTTTGGCTAGTGATCTCAGCAGTGATGAGAATGCTGAAATTACCCGAATGATTTCGGTAGCGACGGAGTATTGTGAAAATTTCTGTAACAGGTCATTTACCACAAAAACCCGTACTGCCGTTTTCGATGATTTTCCGGTTTCTTGGAACCGTAAAAATCTAGGACTTCATTTGCCCATGGGCAAAGTCAGCAGTATCACCAGTGTTGTGTACTACACCAATACTTTTGTTAGTACTACTTTGGCGGCGTCGAAGTATCGTCTAGTCGGCGCGTCTGATCGGGCACATCTCTATCCAGCAATGGGTGAAGTGTGGCCGTCGGATGTTGCTTCCGAACCCGAGCATATTGTCGTCACTTATGTGGTCGACGGAACAGCCAGTGTACCCACCTCTGTAAAACAGGCAATTCTTCTAGTTGTTGGAAGTCTTTATGAGTATCGCGAAGACGGCGTAATTGATAACGCTGGACTTGCTTTAGTTAAAGCTCCAAAAGGCGCTGACGATCTTCTCTCACCTTACCGATTACGCATAGCGTAAGGAGTTTATATGAGAAATGGATCACTTAGACACACAGCTACTTTTTATGAGCGGTCAGCTAGTCCTGACGCATATGGCGCTTTGGATCACACCTTTTCGGCTAACTCAACCACACGTAAATGTTCAATAAAACAAAGAACCTTTCGTGAGCGAAAAGAGAATGATCAACTGGTGTCACGTATTGAATTTGAGCTTCAGTTCCACTATGTCCCCTCTCTTGAGTTAATTAACCCAGGCGCTGAGATACAGGTGGCTGGTCGAAGGCTTGAAGTCATAAGTTCATCTGATCCTGACGGGAAACGTAAGCGGGTCGTAATATACGCGGAGGATGTAAGATGATTGATCAATCTCTTCGCTCATTACTTTTAGCCGATAGCACCATCACTGCGCTAATTGCATCTAACGGTGTGTACCCACAAAAGTTACCCCAAGACGTTGCAAAACCATGTGTTGTTTATAGGGTTTTTGACGGTATGCCTGACTTAGTGGCCGGCGGTTCGTCGGCACTGACAAAGTATACGGTCGATTTTACTATTTACAGTGAGACCTATTCTGGTATGCGAGATATTACTAGAGCGTTAGTTAATAGGTTACATGGACTTAGCGATGACACGTATGTGGACCTCATTAAAGGATGTCGAGTACATAACACTTTTAACGATTTTGAAGAAACACTAAACCTTTATTCAGCAACAATTGATTGCACTTTAACATGCAAGGAGAATTAAAATGGGAGCAATTACTGCACCTTTCACTGGGCAAGAAACCCAGCTTTATGCTGCTGCGGCTGCTTTAAGTTTATCTAGCGCATCAGCAGCGACACTTGTTGGAGAGGTCCAAAACCTCGGCGACATGGAGCTTTCTGCTAACGTAATTGAAGTTAGTACATATGGTTCAGCTTATAAGCAAAAACTTGTTGGACAGAAAGACTCTGGCACACTGGATATTACTCTTAATTGGGTTCCAGATGCTACGGTCCAATCTGAGCAAGCACTACTACAAACGTCTTATCAAACCGGTGCGAAGGTACACTTCGCGATTATTTGGAATGACGGCGCAAACCAAGCAGGATGTACCTTTAGCGGGTATGTTCAATCTTACGGAATCTCGCAACCACTTGAAGATGTAGTGACGGTTAACGTCTCTATAAACATCGACGGTGCTGTGGTTCTGGATACAGACGGTACGTTATAACCCCTTTGAGGCACCCATTACGGGTGTCTCTTTTTTTTCCTTGGAGGAAGTATGTTACTTAACAAAGATAGTATTTTAGCAGCATCAGATTTTGTATACGTTGACCATGAAGTGCCTGAGTGGGAAGGAACTGTACGCTTACGAGGCTTGTCAGCCGCCGAGCGTGATGAGTTTGAAGCAACACTAGGTGTGAGCCAAGACCTGACAAACATGCGGGCTAGGCTTGTTGTGAGTTGTATGGTCGATGAAAACGGTCAGCGTATCTTTAAAAACTCAGAAGCAAAAGCTTTGGGTGAGAAGAACGCCACGGTGATCAATCGTTTGTTTGAGGAAGTCCGCAAACTCAGCGGTATGGCTGACGAAGATTTAGGAATCGCAGAGGGAAACTAACGTGCCCAGTCAGACGATTCAAGTTTCGCCTGGCGCTAGAATTGGGCATGACAGTACGTCAGCTTGAAACACAAATGGAAGCCCGTGAGCTTCAAGAGTGGATGGCTTTTTTTGCGATGGAACCTTGGGGCGCTGTTCGAGCAGATTACCGCTCTGGGGTTGTTGCAGCGACGCTTGTGAATGTGAATGGTGGTAAAAAAGGCAAGAAACCAGCCCAAGCTGATGACTTCTTTAACTTATACACAAAGCACAGCAATCGCAAGCAGACCAACCAACAACAGATATCAATAATGAAAAAGATTGCGGCGGTACAAAATGGCTAAAGACTTTAAAGTAGTACGGCGAAAACACGGTCTCTATAACGAGTTCGAGGTAAAAGGTCTGGATATGCTTGACCGTGAGCTTGAGAGGATGGGTAAAGAGTTAGCCAGTGAGTTAGGTAAACAGGCTGTTGAAAAAGCTCTGAGGCCCGTCCAAAGTCGAGTGAAATCAAACATAGCCGGAGCCGGCTTTAAAGGCACTGGAGCTTTGCGCGACTCAGTAAGAACGACGGTGTATCTATCCAAAAAACCCCGAGGTATACGCGGCGAGGTCCGAGTCGGTACTGATCGTCGTGGTAAGTACAAAAAGAGTGGTAAACGAAAAGCTCACTACGCTCTTCAACTTGAGTATGGAACAAGTGACAAAAACCCCTTTGGCGCACAGCCAGAACGACCATTTATGCGCCCTGCGTTTGATGGTCACGAAAGAAGTATGGCTAGAAGCGCGAAAAACGCATTACAAACCACAATTCTAAGATGGAAACTACGCGACATTAAATAGGTAATTATAATGGCTACATCAGTCCTAAGAACACTTGCACTACGCTTACGGTTGAACTCTGCTCAGTTCCAAAAAGACATTGGTAAAGTTGATCGCAGAATGAAGAAACTAAGCGGCTCAATGAAGCGTAGCGCAAACATGTTTAACAGCCAGCTCGGTGCACTAGGAGCGACATTTGCGACGGGCTTTGGTTTGGGTGAACTGAAAAATGCCGCCGACACGATGGTCAACCTACGCAACAAGATGAACGCGACGTTTGAGACGTCTCAAGAAGTTGCCCAGGGTATGCTTGATATTAAACGAGTCGCCCGAGAGTCACGTTCTGATTTAGACTCTGTTGGTACGCTCTATCAACGAATCGCAGTAAGTACGAAAAACATGGGCGCATCTCAAGAAGAAGTCGCAGCCATTACCCAAGTAGTCAGTAACTCGTTCCTTTTGTCTGGTACAACAGCAAGTGAAGCGGCCAACTCCGCTCGTCAGTTTGCCCAGGGTTTAGCCTCGGGTGCTTTACGGGGTGACGAATTCCGTTCCGTGTCAGAGAACAACGTAGTGCTTACAAGAATGTTGGCAGATGGTTTGAACAAAACTGTTGGTGAGCTACGCGAGTTCTCACACGCCGGTGGTTTAACAGCCGAGGTAATGCTACCAATATTGATGAATAATTTAGGTAAGACTACCGACCAAGTTACTAATATGCGCTTAAACATTGGCCAAGCAACCATCTTATTTAAGAATAATTTTACTGAGATGGTCGACAGAGTAAACAGCGTATTTCTTGTCACAGATAAGACTGCTCTAGTAATCAATAAGCTTAGTGAGAACATGCATATTCTGACGTTAGGCGCAGCGGCACTTGCTACGATTTTAATGACAAGAGTTGTGATTGGAATGACGGCATGGCTTGCGCTTACTGTTGCTAATGCCTTTACTATGACGGCTAGTTTAATACCCGCATTTATCGGTGTAATGACCGTAATGGGCCATTTTGCTAGTGCGGTAATTGGTAACTTTATGATTAAATATGGTGCGATGATCGCAATGATTGCGTTAAATCCATTTACTCTTACAGTTGCCGCTGTTGTCGCGCTCGGCGCAGCGTTTGTTTATTTAGAGCAACAGTTTAAGTTTGTGGACAAAATAAAGAAGGGTCTTGCTCGGTTTGGTGACTTAGGCGCGGCTGTTTTTGATAATATGAAAGTCGGCTTTGCTAGAACAATAACTCAATCTAAACTTTTCTTTTCAAACCTTAGAGACGACGCCGCAGCCTTTTTTAGAATAGTTGGCTTAAGTGATCTTGCAGACAAAACAAGTAGCGGCGGTAATACAGCAAAGCTTAAAAAAGAGCTGGCTACTTTAGATAAAACTGCCCTTGTAATTAGAGCTAGAATACAAAAAGCCGCAGACAACATAAATACTATTACGGTTGACCCTAATAAGCCTGGCGCATTCACCAGCATAATTGAATCAGCTACATCATCAATAAAAGATTTATTTAAATCAGACTCTCCAGAAGAAGGCGGTATGTTTGGTGGGATGGTTGAAGGCTTTAGTGCTGGTGTTGATGGTATTTTAGAAAAGATCATGGCGTCCAACCCTACCTTGGCAAAGTTCTGGGCTACGCTTAAAGGCGAAAATGATCCAGACGCTGCGGCGGCCGAAGGCGGCGGTGACACCGCTATGGCTGACATGAGCTGGGCTGATCGTTGGATTGCCGCGATTGAGCGTATAAAAGAAACATTCAAGGGGATGGGAGACTCTGCGCGTCTTACCGTAAAAGGTATGATTGAGCAGTATGATACGTTTGAAGAAGTACTTAATAAAGGGCTAAAAAACCTAAAAAAGAACTCTCATATCCGCAAAGGCATCATGATGAGAGAAGCGTTAATAGCCGGTAAAAAAGCAGTGTTAGATGCATACGCTACGGGCGGTCCGTTCCCGTTTAATTTAGGCGCTGCTGCACTAGTTGCGGCTAACACAGCCTTAGTTATGCGTGATATTATGAAGGGCCAGGCGCACGACGGTATGGACTCACTACCAAGTACTGGTACTTACATGTTAGAGCGCGGTGAGCGTGTAGTCAGTAGCCGAGCTAACCGTGATTTAACTGAGTTNTTAGCGACCAATGGTAAAGGTGGATCAAGTGGTAGCACTCAACCCATTACTCTACAAGTAAATGGCATTAGCGACCCCGATATGGTGGTAAATGCCCTAGCATCTAGACGCGGAGAACTTGAAGCAATGATGCGTTCTATAGCATCGGAAAACACAAGACACTCACCATTTTAAGGAGTTCAGATGATAACTATACCGTCGTCAATTAGTACCGCGCTTGCGTCTAGTAATTACAGGGTTGCACTCCTAGCGGATTTACCCGGAACAGGAATGCAAGTAACCGACAACCACCGCCCTATTACTTTCGGTGGTGTTACTTATGCGGCGACGGATGGTTTGTTACTAAAGACGTCAAACGTCAACAGGACAACTTCTATCGAAACTAACAGCTACAACATTACCTTTGCGGGTGCCGATAAGAGTGCCTACACACAGTACTACGACAACGTGCATGTCGGTAAATCTGCTACTTTGTACTTAGCTTTTTTAGACGATGATTATGAGTTGATTGACTCCACTTCAGTTATTGAAATGTACACCGGAATAATAGATACCTGGTCGTTGACCGAATCAGGGACTACGTCAGATTTTTCAATAAAAATGACTAACCACTGGTCAACATTTGAGTTAGTAAATGGTCGCTTTACTAACGCTTCAAGCCAAGAAGAAATATACGCGGGCGACAAAATTTTTGAGTTTTCTACTCAAGACAAATTACCTTTAAAGTGGGGGTCATAAAATGATCTGGCCAATTATTGCCGCTATCATCGCGGTCGCGACATCAGCAGCATCATACATGCAAGCAAAAAAAGCTCAAAAACTCGCGGCTAAACAAGCCGAAGAGATGGCGGCTGTGCAAATCTCTGGACATAACAATAACCGGTCTCTGTACACCGTTTACGGCAAAGCGTTAGTAGGATCAACTGTTGTTTGGAAAAAACTATCAGGCAAACGTGTCCAATTGCCATTGACAAATTTTATTGTTAAATCAGCCGCAACAGGTACTGATTTGACCAGCCAAGATACTGATACACCAAAGCGTTATCTTTACCGCGCAGTGACGCTGTGTAACGGTCCAGTTGAAGATGTAACTAAGGTGCTTGTTGATGGTGAAAGTTATTTGTCAGCAAGATTTACGCAGGGACACCGTAGACATTTTGGTACTGCAATTTCAAAAGGTCCCGTTACGGGACTTCATTACAGTCGACTTGTAAATTATTCTTCTTACGATTTTGCACAATGGGATTCAACAAAGCTAGGTAAAGGCGTTGCGTATGCAATGGAGCGGCTCTACCTGGACAAAGATAACCCCGCTTTCCAAGGGGAACCTTCTACGCAATATGTCGTAAAAGGACGACTACTCTACGACCCACGACTTGACACGACAGTGACGGGCGGCAGCGGTAGCCATCGTTCAAACAATAGCGCAACTTGGGCATATTCCGACAATCCTGTACTAGCGTTATTAGATTACACAACAAACTCTGAGTATGGGCGCGGTTTGGCTTACACAAACATTGACTTAGCCTCGGTCATCGTCTGTGCTAACGCTTGTGATGTGTTGGTGGATATACCAGACCGTCTTGTTAATGAGGGGTCCACTACTGTAATTATCTGGATCAATGGTGAAGCCGTACCCGTTTTAGCAGATGATTATTATGATATTTACCGAGAAGAGCAAGACACATCAACAAACAAACAAAAAAGATACCGCATAAACACGGCAATTGACGGTTCAAAGGAATTGCTTGATAACATCCAACAAATACTAAACGTATTTAAAGGTAACTTCGTTTACGTTAACGGCAAATACAAAGTTACTATGGCCGACGTCGCCAGCCCAGTTTTGACTATTACAGATGATGACATTGAGGGTGGGCTAACCATAAGTGACGGTGATCGTTCACAGCGGATGAACCGAGCGACTATTAAGTTTACAAACGAAAACAAAGACTACAAAACGGATCAAGTTTCTTGGCCGGAAATTGGCACAACAGAATACAACGCGTACCTTGCTGAAGATCAAAATGAAAAACTACATCGGACATTTACAATTGACGGCTGTACTGATTTTTACCAAGCCGAAGATACCGCTGAATTTATTGTAAGAGACGGACGTTCCGGGCTAACCGTAGGTGGTACTTTTGGTTCTCGTGCTCTGGCATTAGAGCCTGGCGACGTTGTTGCGCTCACCTACGATTCTGCAAGTTACTCTGGTAAGTATTTTAGAGTTCAGACTGTTGCACTAAATATTCAGACAATGAACGTGAGCCTTACTCTGCGAGAGTATGATTCGTCTGTTTATACTTGGAACGCAAATAAAGGTAACGAGCCACTGGGCTTTAGTTGGCATGAAGAGCCTGTTAATTTGTCACCTACCTCCCCTTCTATCGGCACAATAACTACCACTGTGCACGACCAAGCTGATAATACTGCTGTCATTGTAATGACGGTTCCTTTTAGTGGTGTACCGGCTGAAGCGCATAGGGTTGAAGTAAGCACCTCTGTACAAAATGAAGACAAATACACAACCGTAAATGTTTCGGATTTACCAACTGAAACATCAGCAGCTATTACACTAGGTCGTGGTGGTGTAACTTACGACATAAGAGTTCGTTACATTATTGTAGACGCCAACGGTACACATTTACCAAGCGCGTATGTTAGAAGTACACACGCTGTTGCAGCTTTGGCTTCTGCTATAGGCACA